TGCATAATGTATATGGACCTAATCCGCGAAAAAGAACTCTTCTCTGGTTCCTGATAGAAAAGGAAAACGTGTCTTTATACAACTGTGGTCAGAATATCCGGTGCTTCACTTACATAGATGATATTGTCGAGGGACTTATCTATGCGGTGGGCTGTAATCGTCAGCTCATCAACATCTGTAACGTCCAACCTGTGACTACTATGTATTTTGCATCTTTAGTAAAATACTATAAACCGCTTGAAATAGAGTTGATTAATAAAAAACGAGATTTTGACAATTTGGAGCAATCGGTGAACCAGGATATCTATTTAGTACCTTTGTCCTATACGTCAGTCGAGGACGGAGTAAAAAAGGTATTCGCCATGCGGAGAGAGGATAATTCTCAAAAAAATGCGGGGGCGGAGAAATAGAAATCCTTTGAATGTACAACCATTCTAATTTATTCCTGCATGTTGAGTAACTATCATTGTTTCTTCATGCAGGAATTTAATAATTTGAAGCTATGAGTAGAGAGAATGTATTAACATTGAAACAAGAGAAGTTCTGTCAATATTACGTTGATATTGATGGCAACGCAAGTGAAGCATACCGGATGGCTTACGACTGCACTAAGATGAAGCAGGAGAGCGTTTGGCGCAATGCTCATGCCCTTATGCAGAACATCAAGGTTACATCAAGGATAAAAGAGATAAGAGAAAAGAGGGCGAAAGAATCTGAAGTTAAACGTGAAACAGTTGAACGTGTGCTGATGGATATCATAACTTCTGATCCTAATGACTTGTATATTGTCGATGAGCTAACAGGTAAGGTAAAGATGAAAAGTCCTTCGCAGCTTCCAAAGCGTACCCGTAATGCATTGAAGAAGATTCAGAATAAGAGAGGGGAAGTTGTCTATGAGTTCAACGGTAAAACAGAAGCCGCTCGTTTGCTTGGTGCCTGGAATGGATGGGAAGCCGATAAGAATGTCAATATCAAAGGTGGAGACGGAAATAAAGTCGGTGAACTTCGTATCGGCTTTGAAGATAATGAGAATCCGGAAGAATAGAACAATTTGAACTGCAAAATCCGGTATTCACCCTATGGAGAAACCTTACTTTTAGAACAATATGGTTATAAATTATAAGAAGCTAAATCCTAACGGATTCTATCTATTGAAGTACTTGAATGATGAGACTATCCGTTTTATCATTCTCTATGGAGGTTCATCTTCCGGTAAATCGTATAGTGTGGCACAAACCATACTGATACAGACATTACAGGATGGTGAAAACAATCTTGTCATGCGTAAGGTAGGAGCTTCTATTCTCAAAACCATTTATGAAGATTATAAAGTCGCTGCGGCCGGTCTTGGCATCTCCCATTTGTTCAAGTTCCAACAGAATACTATTAAATGTCTGGTAAATGGTGCGAAGATAGATTTCTCCGGTCTTGACGATCCGGAGAAGATAAAAGGTATCTCTAACTATAAGCGAGTTCAGTTAGAGGAATGGTCAGAGTTCGAGCATCCGGATTTCAAGCAGCTACGTAAACGTTTGCGTGGTAAGAAAGGGCAGCAGATTATTTGTACCTTTAACCCGATCAGTGAAAGCCATTGGATAAAGAAAGAGTTTATTGATAAAGATAAATGGCATGATGTACCGATGACTGTTACCATTGCCGGCAAAGAGTTGCCGGAAGAACTTACCAAAGTCAAATCCGTAAAAAAGAACGCACCCAGGCAAATACTTAATCTTCGTACTAAGCAAATCGAGGAACAGGCACCTAATACAGTTATTATCCAATCTACCTATCTGAATAATTTTTGGGTAGTTGGTAGTCCTGATGGCACATACGGTTTTTATGATGAGCAATGTGTTGCCGACTTTGAATATGATAGAGTTCACGACCCGGATTATTATAATGTGTACGCATTGGGAGAATGGGGTGTCATTCGTACCGGTAGTGAGTTCTTCGGTTCCTTCAATCGTGGCAAACATTCCGGTGAACATAAGTATGTTCCGGACTTACCTATTCATATCTCTGTCGATAACAACGTGCTTCCGTATATCAGTGTATCATATTGGCAGGTCGATTTCACAACTGGTACCAAGGTTTGGCAATTCCATGAAACGTGTGCTGAAAGCCCCAACAATACAGTAAAGAAAGCTTCCAAACTTGTTGCAAAGTATCTGAAATCTATCCAATATTCTGATAGGTTATATGTACATGGTGATGCATCAACGAAAGCAGCAAACAGCATTGACGATGAGAAGCGTTCCTGGATGGACTTATTCATAGACACATTGCAGAAAGAAGGGTTCGAGATTGAAGATAAGGTAGGCAACAAGAATCCGAGTGTCGCAATGACCGGTGAGTTTATCAATGCTATCTTTGATTGTACTGTTCCCGGTATAGAGATATACATTGACGAATCATGTTCGGTATCTATTGAGGACTACATGAGCGTACAGAAAGATGCTAACGGTGCCATTCTTAAAACTAAGGTCAAGAATAAAACTACCTTGCAGACTTATGAGGAGCACGGGCACCTGTCTGATACGTTCCGATATGTCGTTGTGGATTTGTGTAGTGAGCAGTATATAGAGTTTAGTAACCGGCGAAAAAGAAACTTGTATGCTTGTAATGGCACTGTTAATTTCTTCAATCCAGATACCGAATGTAAATACACTAAGAAGATTCTATATGTGATGCCGAATGTTAATGGGAAATTTGTCCTTATACAAGCGTTTAGATGTGGGAATAAATGGCATGTTGTTGATGTCGTATTTATGGATACTACTTCAACAGAAGATATACGTTCTTCTATTTTGTCCCATGAATCTGATTCATGTGTAATTGAATGTACAGATGCTTATTTCCCTTTTATCCGGGAACTCCGTTCTAGTACAAACAAGGAGATTCGTGTAATGAAAGAGTTTCCGGATGTAGACAAGCGTATTGCTGCAACATCTGATTATGTGAAAAATAGTATTCTTTTTTCTGCATCAAAAGTAGAATCTGATACGGAATATGTTGCCTTCATGAATAACCTGATGGACTATAATAAAGATAGTGAAACAAAAGAGGCCAGTGCTGTTTTGAGTGGGCTAGTACAGTTCGTTGTAAAATTAGGTTTGAATTGAATTGTATTATATGTGATTGAAAATAAGAATGTTATATTGTTGATGTTATGCTTTCGTAATTTCAAGATTTTAGTGTTTTGGAAAACGGTTTTCCTTTTTACTTAGTTTTGCTCAAAAAGGAACCCAATGAATATTTTTTTTGATAATCTATTTGGAAAGAAATCTAAGACTAAAGGTGAAGTTGAAATAGTTACTTCATCTGAAAATAAGGATATAGATACTCAAAGTGGCAAGGCTGAAAAATGGTCAGTTGCATACATTGAGGACCTTACTAGTCCTATTGTAGCGGGCAGTAACTATCTAACGCTATTCAGTACGATACCTGAAGTCTTTTTTCCGATCGATTATATTGCATCGCGAATTGCAGGTGCTAATTTTCAATTGAAGAAAACTAAGGATGATAGTGTAGTATGGGCAAACAGACGAATGAATGGCATACTTAGCCGTCCTAATTGTTTGATGCGTTGGAAAGAATTGATTTATCAGCACCATATTTATAAATTGTGTACAGGGAATAGCTTTATTCGTGCTGCTATGCCTGATGTCTTTTCTACAGCTGAAAAATGGAGATATTGCGATAATTATTGGGTGCTACCTTCTGATAAGACTATTGTAGAACCTGTTTACGGGAATATGCCATTGTTTGGCATTGCCCAAACAGAAGATATTATTCGTAGCTATCGTTTGGAGTATGGTTGGAATGGTAGTTTGGAAATTCCTCCATACCAAATATGGCATGATAGAGACGGAAATGCAGAGTTCTATTCAGGGGCTATGTTCTTGAAGTCCAAAAGTCGTCTTGCTTCTCAAAATAAGCCAATGTCAAATCTAATAGCTGTATATGAAGCTAGAAATGTGATTTATGTAAAGCGGGGTGGATTGGGTTTTATTGTAAGTAAGAAAACTGATGCTACCGGTTCAATAGCGTTGACTGACGATGAAAAGGAACAGCTTTTGAAGCAAAATTTTGAGAAGTATGGTGTAAGGAAGGGCCAGGTACCTTATGGTATTTCAGATGCAGACATTGACTTTGTTCGTACTAATCTTTCTATTGCAGAGTTACAGCCGTTTGAAGAGACTTTGGCTGATGCAATAAATATTGCAGGGGCATACGGCATCCCTGCCGTTCTTGTTCCGCGAAAAGACCAGTCCACATTTAGCAATCAGGCTACTGCTGAAAAGAGCGTATATTGTTCAACTGTTATTCCTATGGCCAAACAATTCTGCAAGGATTTTACAGCTTTCCTTGGTCTTGAAGGAGGGGGATATTATTTGGATTGTGATTTCTCTGATGTTGATTGTTTGCAGGAAGGATTGAAAGAATCCGAGGACGTAAAGACAAATATAAATAAACGTTGTCGTGAACAATTCTCATGTGGGCTTATAACACTCAATGACTGGCGTGCCCAAATAGGCGAAAGTATGATAGAAAATCCCTTGTTTGACAAATTGAAATTTGATATGTCAGATGAGGAACTGGATAAAGTAAATCGAGTTTTTAACACTAAAAGTGGAGATGAAAAAGATGGAAGAGAAAATCAAAAGCCTTCAGTACAAGACAAAGGCAAATGATGTTGATGAGAAGGGTATCGTTACCGTTGCGGTGAACGGTATCGGTGTGAAGGACTCACAAAATGACATATCTATGCCCGGCTCATTCAATAAGACATTGAAAGAAAATATTGGTCGGATGCGTTGGTTCCTGAATCATCGTACAGACCAGTTGTTAGGTGTTCCGTTGAGTGGTAAGGAAACAGAAGGTAATTTGGTTATGGTCGGTCAGTTAAATCTTGAAAAACAGATTGGCCGTGATACGTTAGCTGATTATAAACTGTTTGCAGAGAATGGCAGAACACTTGAACATTCTATTGGGGTCAAGGCCATTAAAAGAGATTCTGTTGATCCCTGTAAAGTGCTTGAATGGCGTATGATGGAATATTCAACATTGACAAGTTGGGGGAGTAATCCCCAGACGTTCCTTGTGAATATTAAGTCTGCTACTGCTGACCAGGTAAAGGAGGCTGTTGATTTCGTTCGTAAAGCGTTCTTGCAGCATGGATATAGTGATGAGCGTTTAAAAGGTTACGATATGGAATTAAGTTTATTACTGAAGAGCCTCAACGGTGGTGCCGTTGTCTCATGTCCTCATTGTGGTCATCAATTTGATTATGATGCAGAAACGGAGCATACCTTTGCCCAGCAGGTATTGGACTATGCTGCTGATTATCAGAGATGGATAACACAGGACATTGTAAGGGAAGAAATGGAGAAGCTCACTCCGGAGATTAGAACCCAAGTAATTTCTCTTATTGATTCTGTCAAATCAGAAAAGAAAGAATTTACTCAAAAGGGTCTACAAGACCTTATGAATTATGTAAGATGTCCCCACTGTTGGGGAAAAGTATATCGTTCGAATGCTATTCTGCAAAACACTTCTGAAGATACCACCGGAAAAAATGAGCCGTCTGTTGACACTCAAGAAAAGAATGACGGGGAAAATGGGAACGATGAAGTAACGATTAAAGCCGCTGATAATGGCACTTTACTCGATTTCAAGAGTTTGAATAGCTGTTTCGAGAATAAATAACTTAAAATTTAAATTTTATGCCTAAAAAATTTACAGTATCAGATTTTAATCTGAAAACAGACGGTCTGCCGGCAGAACAGAAAACTTTCATGGAAAACATCGTCGGCATGATGTGTGAAGTAGTTAACAAGTCACTTGAAGGATTTGCCTCACCGGAGGAGGTAACGAAACAGTTTGGTGACATCAATAATCTATTGAAAGCCTATGATGGAGAAAAGTTCCAGCAATTGGTAAAGGACAACGAGCAACTTGTAGAACAAGTTAAAACTCTTGGTGAAAGTATCGAGAAAATGAAGCAGAAAGGTCTTTCTATGGATACTATCAACAAGTTTGACGAGAAATTGAACGAGATGCTTGATTCTGAAAAATTCAGAGATTTCGCAGAAGGAAAAACACGCAAATCAGGAGAATTTGACGGCTTCTCCTTGAAAGATGTCGTTTCCATGACTGACAATTACACCGGTGATTTGTTGATTACTCAACAACAGAAACGTGTTGTGACTCAGGTTGCCAACAAAAAGTTGCATATGCGTGATGTATTAACGACGCTGACAGCTGATCCTGCATATCCTCAACTCGCCTATGCGCAAGTATATGCTTTCAACCGCAATGCCCGTTTTGTAACAGAGAACGGTCGTTTACCGGAATCAAGTATCAAGGTAAAAGAGATACAGACAGGAACTAAGCGCCTTGGTACTCATATCCGTATCTCAAAACGTATGTTGAAATCAAGAGTGTACATTCGTTCCTACATCTTGAACATGCTTCCTGAAGCTGTTTGGATGGCAGAAGACTGGAACATTTTGTTTGGTGACGGTAATGGTGAGAATTTGCTTGGTATTATTAATAATACTGGGGTGACTTCTGTAGAGAAGATTATTAGTACAGCCATTGTTACAGGTGCCGCCGGTGCTGTAAAAGCTATTACCGGATATAACGGTGATAAGGATGTGATTGTAGAGTTTGCAGAACCACAGGATTTGATTCTTGATGGAATGAGTATCACGTTCGCTGGCGCCGCTGTTCTTACAGAACTGAACAAAACACACGCTCTTGTGAAAATGGAAGATGGTCGTATCCTTATTCCTGGTGTCGCGTTCTCCGGTGCTGAAACGGCTACGGATAAAATGACATTCAGTGTTCATGAAGCCGGCTTTAAGAACATTGAGGAACCCAACTCTGAAGATGTAGTGAAAACAGCTTTCGCCGCAATGACATATGCCCAGTATTTTCCGAATGCTATTATTCTTAATCCAATGACTGTTAACGGTATGGAATCAGAGAAAGATACGACAGGACGTAATCTTGGTATCGTTAAAATGGTTGATGGGGTGAAATATATTGCCGGTCGTCCGATTATCGAGTATGGTGGTATTCTTCCAGGTAAGTATCTTTTGGGTGACTTTAACCAAGCCGCAAATTTGGTTGATTATACCACTTTGACACTTGAATGGGCTGAAGATGTGGAGACCAAGCTTTGCAATGAGGTTGTGCTGATGGCACAAGAAGAAGTTATCTTCCCGATTTATATGCCGTGGGCTTTCGCTTATGGGGATTTGGCCGCATTGAAGACTGCAATAACTAAAGCGTAGGATTATGGATTACATACTTAGAGGTAACGATAAGGATGTAACCAATGTGCTTAAAGAGCAACGCATTCGGATTAATAGAGGGATGATTCAACTCATCCCTATTTCCGAATGTGGTCTTGTTACAGAAGAAGATGCCCGAAAGACATTGGAATGTATGCTTGCAGAGAAAAATGAAGAGATTGGCAGGCTTACTGCATCCATTGCAGAGAAAGATAAGACAATTGTTGAACTGACAGAAGAGCGTGAAACAATGAAAGCTCGCATTGCAGAACTTGAAGTACAGGTGCCTTCTGATGAAAAGAATCTTCCGGTTGCCGATTCAAAAGATTTGCAAGAGGAAGATGCCAAGGAGGTAATTGTTACAGATGATAAAGCCGTTTCCGTGGAAGATGAAAAGAAAACCGGGAAAGGCAAGACTTCTAAATAACTATCGCTATGTTGATTGATGTTTCATATTTTATGTCAGGTCCCAGGCATATTGAGAATGTTTCGGTCGCTGAAATGCCTTCGCCCCAATCTCTTGCTGTGAATGAGGTGATAAATGGGTATATTAAGGCATTTCAGCCCGAATTTCTCCGGAATGTTGTTGGTGTGACTCTTTCCCAAGCTATCACAGATTATTTGGAGCTTATTGAACGAGAAAAGGAAGATTCTTCAGATGAAGTTGATATTTCAGAAGAGAAGGAAGCCCCCCAGTCCGGATATGCAGTATTATGCGAGAAGCTGTGTGAACCGTTCGCTGACTATGTCTTTTATCATATTCTTCGTGACGCAAACACCCAGGCTACAATAACCGGGCTTGTTCGTTTGAAATGTGCTAATGAATATGTAGCTCCTTTGAAGAGACAAGTAAGCACATGGAATAGCATGGTAGAGAAGAATAAACAGTTTGTTGAATGGGCTATGTCGAATGATTGTCCTTTCGATGTGAAAATAACCAAGAATCTTTTGACCCCAATTAATGCTTTCAATTTATGATAGATTTAGATATAACAGAACTGTTTGAGGAGATTGTAAAGGAACTTCCAGAAGGGCTTGAAATCCTCTATCCAAATGGGAAAGGGGGAACTAAAGTTGTGAAATCCCCAAGGTTGAATTACATCTTCGGTAGCAGTCAATATATCAAAGATATTTTAGATGAATACAGTAAGTCTTCTGCCCAGTCTGAAAGGAAGTTTCCATTGGTTGCACTATTCACTCCAATTAGTGAGGATAGAGGTGACGCGGATTATTTTTCAAAAGCAAAGGTTTCGTTAATTATAGCATGTTCTTCTTGTAAAGAGTGGAGCAATGAGATGCGCAGAATCACATCTTTTAAAAATATCCTTCGGCCAATCTATAAACGTTTATTGGAAGTATTATATGAAGATTCTCGGTTCGACTGCGACTATGACGAAAAAGTGAAACATAGTTATTCAGAAAACTATTCATATGGCAGATACGGAGCCTATACAGATTCCGGTGAGGCTGTGAGCGAGCCGATTGATGCCATAAATATACGCTCGATGGAAATAAAAATTAATAATCTTAATTGTAGAAGAAAATGAGAAAGATTAGAACGTGTAAGGGTTCCCGGATGAACACTGGTAGTTCTGCTTGTAGCATTGACTGGAAAAAAGTCAAAGGTGCTATCTTGACAGAACATGGTGTCAAACTCCCTGCTGATATAACAGGTGAGAAGTTGCTCGAATTGTGCCATGCAGACCGTCCCGGGCGTATTTACCCTATTTTGCCATTCCTGGAGTATGCCAAGAATGGTGGAGAGCCCCAAGTTAATGCTGTAGGGTACGGTGCAAGTGAATACAACGGGCTTAGCGCTCAAACAGACACCTTCACTTTGAAGAAATTTGATGAGGTTTTGAATGCCCAGCTTCTGAAATGTGCCAATAAAGGATGGGACGTTTACTTTTGGAATCAGGATAATATGTTGATCGGTTATAATGATGACACTGATATCCTTGCCGGTATTCCGATGTCTACTGTTTACCCGACCGTGACACAGTACCCGACCAGTAGTGCTAAGTCTGCGATGACTGTTAGTTTTTCACATGAAGATGTGGAAGACAGCCAATTGCACTTTGACTACGTGCAGTTAGACTTCAATCCCAAGAATTTCGTTAAAGGCTTGGTTGATGTTGTGTTTCAAAAGTTGGAGGCCGAAAATACTTACAAAATAGTTGAAGTTGTTGGTGGTTATGACCGTACAGAAGAATTTGGCAGTCTTATTGCTGATGGTGCTGCTGAAGTTATGAATAACGTAACTTCTGCTACATATTCGGATGGTATCATTACCATTGTTCCTAAAGCCGGGGCGGTTCCTTCGTTGAAAGCTCCTTCTGTATTGTATGAAAAAGGAATCAGAGGTATCGAGCAGGTGTCATGAAGGTAGATAATGTTACGTTCGTCGAGGTTGCTGTGAAGGGCATGACGAAGGAAGAGTTTATTAATGCACACATTAAAGTCGTGTGGCAGGAACTGAAGGAAGCTGACCGCAAGAAGAAGCTCTCGGAAGTGTACGATGCGATAACTAAGTAACCGACGGGCTGGGGTGTGATTACAGCCCGGCCCGTTATATTTTTACTGTATGGCAGATTTTGATGAATTACATAGAGTTATTCATTCCATTGCATCCGGGTTTGAAGAGGAATGTATTAGGTGTATGGAAGAACATAAGAATGTGCTCGTTGATTGCATTCAGGAACAATTATATTCCGGTCTGGACGGTACTGAACATCTATTGAATCCCGATTATGATACTGACACCTATTTTAACGAGCCCGGACCCTGGCAGAACCGTGCGGAACAATATAAACGATGGAAAGAGAGGATAACTCCACCTCTTAGAAGTGAGATGCTTTATTTGCCACCGCGTCCAGTTGAGGTACCTAACCTCTTTATTACTGGTACTTTCTATGATAGTATAACTGCCGATAGAATTGATTCCGGGCTTCGATTCTCAACGAAAGGATTTACGGACGGTAGTTCTATTGAGAAGAAATACGATGAGCAGATTTTAGGCATTGGTGATACAGCTAAAGAGTACTTTAATATTATGTATCTCCGTCCCTGGATGGAACGTTTCTTTTCAGAATGTGGATATCGGTAAAAAATGGCTTGTAGTTGCGAAATAAAAAAGATGCAGAGTGAACTGGAACGTATCAGTGATCTTGCAAAGAAAGCAGCTGTCTTGGATGGTTGCATGTATGTCGTTTATCAGAAAGAAGATGGTACCTATGCTTTTGATAAACTTGGAGTTGAGATAAAAGGAAAGATTATTGAATATAGACATTATCTGTAATTATGGATTTAAAATTGAAAGATTTCGTTGATGAGAACGACTTGCAGAAGTTAGTTGAGCTTGATAATATTATTGAGCGTGTGAGGGCTGATTATGTTAATGCAGCCAAAGAATTAGCAAAAGGTTTGAAACTAAATGTAGAAGGAGTTGCCGACCTTGAAAAGTTGAGTAATCTTTATAATACCCAAGCAAAAACGGCTGGTTCTGCATCTGCTGAATTAACCGAAGCTCTTAGAAAACAGTCTGAAATAACTCAAACTGTCAGTAAGAAGATAGAGGAAAAGCTAAATGTAGAGAAATTATCTGCTGCTGAACTGAAGAAACTAACCAAGGCAAACTCGGATAATGCTGTGTCCTTGGAAAAGGCTGCTAAAGCGGAAGCTAATTTGACAAAAGCGCAGAATGCCGGTAATACTACTCGTAAGAAAGCTGTTTTATCTGAAGAAGAACGTTTAAAACTTGTCAGAACTGCTATTACCTTGACTAATCAGGAAGTACATAGCCGTTCACAAGCAAAGGAAATGAATAAGCAGCTGCAAAAGGCTGTTGATGTTTTGAAAGATACGGATGAAAACTATATTCGTACACTTGCCCGTCTTAATTCTACTATTGGAATCAACACTGATTACATAAAGCGAAATTCCGATCGATATAGTCAACAGAAAATGACTATTGGTGCATACCGGGAAGAAGTAAAGGCTGCATGGGTTGAGATACAGAACGGTAATAAGTCCATGCAGAATATGGGTATTATTGCTCGGAATGCAGGAAAGATACTTAATTCTGAATTTGCTCCTGGGTTAAGTAAAGTTGGTGCTGGTTTAAAAGGGTGGGCAGCTGGATATATTGGTGCACAGGCTGTTGTAAGTGGCGTTGTAGCTCTTTTTACTAAACTTCGGGAAGGGGTTGGTAGTGTTGTCGAGTTCGAGTTTGCTAATAGCCGGCTTGCCGCAATACTCGGTACCACATCAGACCAAATAAAAGAATTAACTCTTGATGCTAAAAGGTTGGGAGCTACAACTAAATATACAGCTTCTGAAGCTACCGAATTGCAGATAGAATTAGCCAAGTTGGGGTTTACACGGAAAGAAATATTAGATGCAACAGAATCGGTTTTACGTTTTGCTCAAGCTACCGGTGCAGAGTTAGGGGAAGCTGCTTCGCTAACTGGAGCTGCATTGAGAATGTTCAATGCAGATACTCGTGAGACAGAACGTTATGTATCTGCAATGGCTGTTGCTACAACAAAGAGTGCGTTATCGTTTTCATATCTTGCTACTGCACTTCCAATCGTTGGACCGGTAGCTAAGGCTTTTAATTTCTCTATTGAAGATACTTTGGCTTTACTAGGTAAATTATCAGACGCCGGCTTTGACGCTTCAATGTCTGCTACTGCTACACGTAATATTCTTCTAAATTTAGCTGATACAAACGGGGTACTTGCTAAGTCGTTAGGTGGTCCGGTTAAAACGCTGCCTGAATTGGTGGCTGGATTACAAAAATTGAAAGAGCAGGGAGTAGATTTGAATAGTACTCTTGAAATGACTGATAAACGGAGTGTTGCTGCTTTCAATGCATTTCTTACCGCTGCCGATAAGATTGTTCCATTACGCGAACAAATAACAGGTGTTGAAGGTGAATTGGGTGATATGGCTCATACTATGGAAGATAATGCCAAAGGTGCAATTGATGGTTTAAAATCTGCTTGGGAAGCCCTGATGATCTCTTTAGGTAAAAACACAGGCGTTTTATCTGGGATAATAAACGAATTTACCGACCTTGTCCGTTCTATGCGTGCCGTAATAGCCACGGCAGAAGAACTTGGCGAGGAAAGATTAGCTAATGCAGCCCGTAACGGTCAAGAAGCTGCTAAACTGGATAAGGAATGGGTTAAATCTAAGGAGGAAAGTATTGATAGGGTCGCTTTGAAATATAGAAAAGAGGGAGTTGATGGTGCAGAAGCTTTTGAGAAAGCTAGAGGAGAACAACTTAAAATATTAGAAAGAACTTTATCGCAAGAAGAAGCTAGATTGCAACTTTATACTAAACGAAACCAAAAGCAGTGGAGTGAGTATAATAATCGTAGTTTATTGAAACAAGGCCTAGGGCTTCAAAAAACTACTAATCAGATGAAAAAAGACATAGATGAGTCTTTCAAGCTTGTTGAAGAGCAAACTGCATATGTTGCTGGATTGAAAGAAAAAATGGAGCAAATCAAAGGTATTACCAATGATTATCAAGAGGAAAATACGGGAAGTACATTCAACAAACCTCTCACAGATAAAGAAAAACGTGAACTGGAGAAAGCTGCTAAGGAAAAACAAAAGATTAAGGAAACCTATCAAGAGTCTGAACTCGCCCTCATGGATGAAGGCTTAGAAAAGGAACTTGCTAAAATTGGTTTAGCGTACTCAAAGAAGATTGCTGCTGTTAAGGGTTATAGTAAAGAAGAAATCGCTACTCGTCAGAATTTGGCGAAAGAAATGCAGGATAAATTAGATGAATTCTCTATTAAGTATAATTCTGACCGTGAAAAGAAAGATGTTGAGAACGCTCTTGCTGTTGTAAAAAAGGGGTCCCAGGAAGAACTTGATTTGAAATTGCACCAGTTGGAATTGCAACGTGAAGCAGAAATTGATGCAGCGGAGAAAACAGGTGAAGATATTTTTCTCATTGATGACAAATATGCAAAAAAGAAACAAGAACTTTACGAAAGACATGCATCCGATCAGGTGCAATTAATAGCAGAGAATGCAGCGCATGAGCAGGAAATCCGGGATGCTGCCTATGTTATGGATACGCTTGCTCTTAAAAAACAGTTAGCTTCTAAGGAAATAACCCAGCAGGAGTATGCAGAACTTGAGTATCAGTTAAAATTAGATTATGTACGTAAAACCTCGGAAGCTGCCATTGACGCTTTGGAATCCGAACTTGCTACTGCCAACTTGAGTACGGACAAAAGGGAGAAACTTGAGGAGAAACTTGCAAAATTGAAAGCGGACCTTGCCCAAAAAGAAGCAGAAACAGAAATAGATGCTATCAATAAAGTTACTAAAGCGGATGAGAAAGCACAGAAAGAACGTCAGAAGAACTTGAAAAAATGGCTTCAAACTGCATCTCAAGCTGTGGGAGCTATTGGAAACTTAGTCTCTTCTATTTATGATGGTCAGATTCAGAAAATAGAAGAAGAGCGGGAAGCTAATGAGGAAAAGTATGATGAGGATATTGAACGAATTGAGAATCTGGCAGAGTCTGGAGCTATATCCGAAGAGGAAGCGGAAGCGCGTAAACGGGCAGCAAAGGATCAGACAGAAGCCAAGAATAAGGAGTTGGAAAAACAAAAGCAAGAGATTGCCCATAAACAAGCTGTTTGGCATAAGGGAGTACAAGTTGCAGAAACTGGAATTGCAACAGCTCGTGGTATTATGGAAGCTTTCCAGTTAGGTCCGATTGCCGGTGCTGTAATGGCTGCTGTTATTGGGGCGATGGGGGCTATGCAAGTAGCAACAATTCTTGCCACTCCTATTCCTTCTTATGCAGAAGGTACTAAAGGTAATGATAGGCACCCCGGCGGTGCTGCTTTGGTTGGTGATGCCGGTAAACATGAAGTTATCATGTATTCCGGAAAAGCATGGATTACTCCTGATACTCCAACTTTAGTTGATATTCCTAAAGGTGCGCAAGTCTTTCCTGATGTTGATAAGGTAGATATCTCTAATTTTGATATACCGGATTGGGACTTTCCCACATTTTCACCGACATATTTTGCATCTTCTTCCGGTGACACCATTGTTTTCAATGATTATTCCCGGTTAGAAAAAAGGGTTGATAGAACAAATTTCCTTTTGATGAAGAGTCTAAAAATGCAACGCCAAGATGCTTCTAACCGTGAATTTGAACTGTATAAGTTATCTAAACTGAAATAGCCATGATTGAAAGATTAAATCAGATAACATTGAGTGATTTCATTGAACTTTCATGCGGAAACTATGCTTGTTTGCTTTCGGACTGCAAATCTATGTCCGAAAGCACGCTTAAAGAAATAGCGTCTAAATTACTTGTCGAATACAGAAGTATTGTTAATCCTTCAAATATGAAGGCTATGGTAATGGACAAAGAGGATATGCTGAAAGAACGTGCCAAACTATTGAGTCTTCGTATTTGTCAGGCTCTTGTTTCTCTTGGCTTTTATGATGATGTTCGTCAGGTATTGGGTCAACTAAATGTAGATACCCGAAATATGAGTGATGAACAAGTAATATCGAAGATTGATTATTTACTTCATTCTGCAATTTTTGAGCAAAAACGGAATGAGGAAAGACGCAGTGAGGAACATAAAGGAAGTAAGGCTACTCCTGAACAAATTCGTTCTTCTTTTGATGCTGAGATTGCTTTTCTAATGACATTCTTTAAAATGAGTATTGATTCCCGCGTAATTAATGCTGCTGTCTATGCGAATATCGTTCATCAAGCTGATGTTGAAATATCAATCAGAAAAAGAAGCACATGATAATATTGGGCATTACATATATGCTGTAATTCGATTAATTTTTAATTAAAGCGAATTATTTCATACAGTCGTTTGTACATCTCTTTTAGAATCACAAACGACTTTTTTATGAATAAAAAAAAGAGCATCCATTGTATAAATAGGCATTTATACAATGTTTTATTGTCAGAATTACGTACATTAGAGACGAAGTGTAATCGGATAACAACAGAAGTGTCCGAGGTAAAAAAAATGATTGCCTTATTGCCCCCCGATATAGGCACTCTTATTAGTTCAATCGAGCGTTCTGCTAAGGAAATGCACGAGCAAAGTATCATGCACCGGGAATACGTGGAAAGGTGCATTAATGGCGAACCGAGGATACACCTAATAAGGAGGGCTGACAATGGACTTTGAAAAGGAATTATCAGAAATATATCCTTGGATATTAAGGGTGGCAAGAAAATTCTGCTGTTCCATGCAAGATGCTGAAGACTTAGCCGGTGATACAGTTTATAAGCTACTTGTGAATCGTGATAAATTTGATTGTTCTAAACCACTTCAACCGTGGTGCCTTATTGTGATGAGGAATACTTATATAATAAGATACAATAGAAATTCCCTTATACATTTTACAGGGCTTGATATGGTAGACGGAAGTGCCATTTCTAACTGTACAGCTCATTCAATACTGTTTGATGATTTGGTTTCCACAATACAACGGTGTGCTAAAAAATCCCGTTGTATTGATAGTGTGATGTATTATGCTAGTGGGTATTCATATGATGAGATAAGTGAAATCCTGAACATTCCTGTTGGAACTGTAAGAAGTCGTATTTCTTCTGGTCGGAAAATGCTACTTCAAGAATTCAAATATTAATAGTGTGACTTATTAGAGAATTAACTTTATAATATCACGAAAATATATTATGTTTGAATATTTAATTTTGAATAATTTTTTTATAAACTATAATGGATGAAAAAATAATAACCACAAATGAATTGGAGGTACTTGCTAATGAATTTTATGGTTCTAAAATAACGCAAGAAGAGTATTTTTCTAGGTTGGATGATATAGATTGTTATCAGGCACATTATTTGAAAGCACGTGTGTATTTGGATAAGCAAGATTTATCTAACGCAATGATAGAAATTAATACTTCTATTCATATGATTGAAGCGTATGATGAAAATGATTTAAAGTGTGAGTTGGGAACTTTTTTCCCTTCTTTGCAAGCATATGTTTATAGAGCTGCAGGAGAAATATATGCAATCCTAGGTGAACAAGATAAAGCGACTGAATTTTACATAAAGTCACAGTATTATTCTATCCAATTAAAGTCTGATTTTGACGGTGTAAAGTCAGGAATTGTTTATTCATTTAGAAGTGTGAGTATTTATTCTTTGTCTGATTTAATATCAAATACTATAACAGTGTGTCATCCTTCTAAAATGAATGACCCCTTTGATAGTCTATTTCTTTTGTGGTCAAGTGAAAGTAATTTGAATAGAATTTGTAAAAATAATGCTCATATAAAGCCTTTCAGTGACTCTTTTCAATATTTTAAAATTAGAAGTTTTGTCGGAAATAAAAAATTAAGTTTAGATAATAACCTAATAAGAAAGGTGGTCATGTGGTCTCATTATGCTGATGCTCATAAAGGTTTTTGTATTAGATATAAACTTTCAACGGTATTTATAAAACAGGCTCAGGGTAATGGTTATTCTCATAAATATTTAAAGAGGGTGCATTATCTCTCTAAAAATGAGAAATGTGATATTTTAACTAAAAAGAAAGATACAAATAGTTTGTTTATATGGAAATCTACAGAATGGAAATATGAAAATGAAATAAGATTAATTAGTTATGACCCAAGCTGTAAAGATGATCATCTTCAAATTCCTCTTGATAAGAACTCTATGATTGAAGCGATTTATTTCGGTTATAGATGCGTTGAAAGTAATGTAAAGAATATAATGCAAATTTTAGGAGAAGGAGTTCAGTATTTTAAGATGGATTATGATCCTAATAACGTTTATAAGTTGAAAGTGAATAAAATCTTATATAAAGACTATATTGATACATAGTTTTTAAGTTGATTCCGGTTACCTTATAAATTCTATTTTTACTAGATAATTTCGTAATATGCTTAAAATCTGATGCTTACATCTGTGTTTTGTAATGCGTGATTTTCAAGAATTTAGCCAATCGGAAAACCGGTTGGCTTTTTCTATATATTTGCTCGTGAACGTTCAAAAGGAGTTAAAATGCTTTGTAAATATGTACTTACCGTTGATAGTATTTCCTATGATATTCCCAAATCTTGTATTCAGAATTGGGATGAAATAAAGTTTTCCCGTAAACGCTCCGGACTTGAAGGAATAACTAGAACCTTTACTTCAAAATTCCAGTTTGTGGGAGAAGCCTATGATCTCATATTGGAGGAGTATTTGAGCAAATACCTAGCTTCTAATGCTAGTATCACTGTTTATACTATAACTAATTCTCATACTTATGAAGAATTCTTCAGTTGCCGACTGGATTTCGGTTCATTGACCTATGATGGAAATACTGTTTCTATTAATTCGATAGATGATAGTGTCGCTAATATCATAAAGGCTAACAAAGGAACGCAGTACGAATATTCGGTAGATGAGATAAAAGATGTATATCAGCTTTATTATGATAGACTACCGTTTAATTACTACGCGAACTATATATGTGGTGGATACTCTTTAGAAGATGGAGGGCAATATGTTGATTTCTCAAGAGATATAACAGGAAAAACTATATTCCAGTCTCTTCCATTGGAAGTCGTAGAAAAAGACTTACCAGAATCAGATAGTCCTGTAGAAATAAATTCTGTGACTTTAGATACTTCTGTACCTGCTTTTTTAAGGGCGCATAAACCAGTCAAGGTATATATAACCCCCGAATTCAACTTTTATTTAGGCAGAGGAGATGTAATGTTGACACTTGCTAAAGTTGATGGGAACGGTACCACAAGCACTATTGCGAGTTGGATAAATACCGATTATTCAGGAAATACACATACAACAGAAAAAGACACTTATAGACCCGAACAATATCGGGATGTTTATGCAATAGATCTTCAAGATGGTGAATGTCTTCAATTTGTCATACATGATCCGATAGGTAATATGAATGTTAACGGACCTGGAAAGGTGTATTTTTCTAAATATTCACTACAGATTAAATGGACTTCAATAGCATCACCTATCAATATAGATGTGGTAAAACCTATTACTGTTCTGAATAGTTTGCTCAAAAGTATGAATGGTGGTAAAGGGGGTATAAAAGGCGAGATAGCTTCCGGTGTAGACAATCGGTTGGACAATTGCCTTATTTTGGCTGCCGAAAGTATTCGTGGGATATTGTCTGCTAAATTATATACCTCATATACGAAGTTTGTAGACTGGATGGAAGCCTGTTTTGGCTTTGTTCAGAAGATTGAGGGGGATATTGTAAAGTTTGTCCATCGTGACAGCTTATTTACTTTTAATGGTAATAAGAATATATCAAGAAACATTTCAGATTTTCAATTTAAAGTAGACAGTTCTAGGATATATGCACGAGTTAAAGTTGGTTATGATAAAGTTGATTATGAATGCTTGAATGGTCGTGATGAATTTCGATTTACTGCTGAATATACTACTGGATTGCAAGTAACAGATAATACACTAGAGTTAGTGAGCCCTTATCGTGCAGATGCTTATGGCTTGGAAATCGTGTCACAGAAAAGGGGAAGTAGTTCTACTGATAACGAAAGTGATAATGATGTGTTTATCGTTGGCGCAATGCTCGCTTATAATAAGGTTATTGGGAAAGCGGAATATGTACTAGAAAGGAATGCGGATTGGAAGATTGCAGGTGTTCTAAATCCTGATGCAATGTTTAATGTTATGTATTGGCAGAAAGCTATGTTGAAAGCTAATGCTAAGTATATTGGCATGTTCGCTGATTCTCTTCATTATGCTTCTTCGGATGGGAATAGCAATGTTATAGTCAATGATGTGAAATTAACTGATGACTTTATACTTGAAGAGCATTTGGTCACTTGTGGAGATGTTTCATTTACAACCTTTGATGAGGATATTCCACAAACAGATGATGGAACGATTAAGATTCAAAAAGGTGGCCTTGTTTACGAAGGTTACATCAAAGAGGTGAGTAGTACAGTTGAGAGAAACGAGGGAGTGAAGTATGATTTATTTGTCCGTTCAATAACAAAAGCCTAGAATATGATTATAAGTCCGTTTACCCCACTGTTTTTTTCTCCGTCTACCGATAAATTTGGAGCGAAAAGTAAATATGTGCAGTTATTCGCACGTACAGACAGGATTTTTGTTGAATTGATTTTGACACCCAAAGAGCAGGAGCCTATTGTTTACATTAATAATCTTTTAAGTAATATATCTACACTTGTATCATTAAGCTCATGGAAGATGAATGATGATAAGATTCTCTATTTCTATAACATTTCATTGCTTCCATGTGGATATTATACTGTAACAGTTAATGGGAATACGAGTGAGATTTTTAAAGTTACGGATGATGAGTGTGAGTTATCAGAAACCAGCCTTATTCAGTATTCAATGAAAGATAATAAGCAGCGTCTTGATGCTGTCTGGTGGATAGATGGGATGCAATACTTTTTTGATTTTCGAGTTCCTGGTGGTTTCAAAGATAACGGATGGACGTTCGGTGTGGATAATGAGCAGTTCGTGACTTCTGATGAGGATATTGTTGAGCTATTCAGCCACGAATATACAACTATATTATTCACGCTTGGAAATGGGATGGGATGCCCTGTATGGTTTGCTGAATTATTGAATCGTGTCTTATGCTGTAATTACGTCTACTTTGATGGTATTCGATATGCAAGAAAGGAAAGTAATGTTCCGGAACTTAACCAGCAAATCGAAGGATTGAAGAGTTTTGTATTCAATCAAATGTTACAGAGGGTAAAAACGATTAATCCTGTTTTGGAGTGGAACAACCAAATGTCTATAAGAAGAATTCAAAATGATACTTATAGGATAACATCTGACAGTGGAGAGTTGAGGAGCATAAAGTCTGGTGGTGAAGCTGTAGAAGAATATACGTCAGTAATCACCGGTAAGTTGTATGTGCATTATCAGAAGATTATGACTAGTCTTTTTACATCTCATAATTATAGTTGTAAAGTGATTTTGGATAAACCGGCTAATAGTGGGGTGACGTTCATGATACCTTTTAATCTCACAAGCGCTGGTGTCGTAACTTCGGAAGTTAATCAGATTACAGTTGTCTTGGGAGGTTATTCGAATGAAGTTCAATTTTCTCAAAAGGGAAGTTCATACGATATTGATTTATTATCAGGAGGTATATTAGAGTTCTTGAAAGGAACTGATGATAGGACTTATTATGAGGTGACTTGGGACGGTGAATTTGTTGATACGTTACCTGTTGCTTCTGATGAAGTTTCTGATCCGTCATCAAATTAATATAATAGTTTTAAACAATAAAGATAGAATAAAATGACAGAGTCAGAGAAACAACAAATTATTAGCCTTGTGCTGCAAGCGTTGAAGACAAACAGTCTTACAATAGAACAACTGGCTGATACAACAGAGCTATCTAGAGATATGTATGTTGAAGTTAGTGGTGGTCGGAAAATATCTATTGATTTGCTTTCAAGTACCATTGCTAAAATGGTGAATGGGGATTTTGATGCATTAGTGGAGAATGTCAATAAGATTGCAAAAGATTTATCGGATGGAGACGCCGAGTTATTGAAACGTATAACAGGAGTGTCTGATAAATCCAATCCTTTGACTGACCCATTTAAAAGTATTGGCTCTTTTACTACTATTGGTAGCTTTAAAGATAAATTAAAAACAATGTATTCCGGGGATTCTTCTATTGGGAATTATCGGTGTATTTTGTCTGTTGATTCGTCTAAGATTCCTGTAAATATACAAATTGAACGGTTGGAGCTTAATAAGGTTTGTCAATCATTCACTTCGTGTATACAACTGGCTACCATGTCAGACAATGCCGAAGGTGTATATTTAGGTACAGTTTGTACAATCTCACGAATAGGTATTGTTTCCAATGAGAGTGTTGCATGGGGCAAATGGACTTCTGTAATAAATGACTTTGAGGAAAGGATAGGAAAAGCGAACGGTATCGCTCCTTTGAACGAAGAAAGTAAAGTTCCTTCTGAATGTCTGCCTGAACCGTTGTCTCTTGGGGAAGGTGAAGAAGAAGCTTTCCCCGGCAACCGTGGAAAGTCTTTGGAAGATACAATGAAAAATATCCCTTCCGATATAATCAAACCGGGTTCTTTCTCCGTCCTGTCTGACGCTTCCTATCTCGATGTGTATTTTAAGAAAGTGTCCAAAACAACCGGTAAAGAAACGGATGACAGCTTCCGTCTGCCTTCTGCTACCCTTGAACAAGCCGGCCTTTTGTCCGCCGAGGATAAGCAAGCCCTTGAGGATATGAAGAGCGGCACGCCCGCTGACGATGTAACACACCCCATCGTCATTGTTGATGAGATCCGCCCATTGAAAGACGGCTACTATACCCTTGAAACCGCTATTGCCGCCATTGTCTCCTATCAACAGGAATCTGGCGTCAAATATGAGCGAACGGGTCTCATCATTACTTACAAAACAGGCGAGTATGAAATGGAAACCCGGCAGTTCCAGGGTGCTGTGTCCGATTTTGCGACCCCTTCTCTTTGGAAACCCTTCGGGAATGGTGGTGGCGGTTCCGTTTTTGAAACTTCCGATGAACCGGCGGAAGGGGGAAAGGACGCCTTTTCAACTGGTGGCGCCTATGCCTATGTTCCGGCTAACCTCGACGTAAACGTGGAAACAGAAGGCATTGTAAAACTTCAGATGAAGAACGCTGCCGGTGAAACCCTTGGCGATGAAGTGCAGTTCGCTATCGGCACGGGTGGCGGCGGTCAAACTGGTGGTACCATTGTTGCCATTGCTTTCCAGTCGACACCTGTCTATGGCTCTTACGGCTCCACGCTACTAACCTTTGCCGCCATTCGTTCCGTGACCTCGAACGGTGTCGAATCCTCTGACAACCTGATTGAGAAACTGGAACTCGTAGACCGTGAAAGCGGGCTTACCGTCTGGACTGAAACCGTCAACAAAGCATCTTCCGGTGACATGAAGGACTTCTCCTTTGAACTGGACTTCACCACATACTTTACGGCTGCTGGTACTCGGAAATTCAAGCTGATAGCTACTGACGAAAGCGGCAACACTGGTTCCAAGAATGTCAATGTAACAGCTGTTGATATTACCTGTACCTGTGTGCAGGTGCTCAACTATACCCCTGAAACTCTGCTTACTCCGACAACTGAAAGTTTCAGCCTTCCACTCTATAAGTTCGGAAACAACACCTCTGATAAAGGTATCAGTGCCCAGGTTGACATCAAGATTAATGGTGAATGGCAATCCCTGTCTACCACCGTTGTAAATGACAACTACTCGCACTCCGTTGTAATCCGCCCTGCTTCCCTCGGCCTAGAACACGGTACCTATCCCTTGCGCATCCAAGGAACGGATGTCGCATCCGGAGTGAAAGGAAATGTCATCTACACGGCTGTCATGGTAATTGACCCGAATAGTTCCACACCTCTTGTCGCCTTGAGATACGATGATAAAAACGGTGGAGTAGTCCGACTGTACGAAACCGTAGAACTTGATGTTGCCTGTTATGACCCGTTGGAAATGACTTCACCCGTCAGCGTGAAAGCCAATAACGTGCAGGTAACACAAATTGCTGCCAGTCGTAACAAAACCTATCAGGTCAAACAACAACTGCAGGGCTACAAGGCTGACGGCACCGATACGGTCAACTATACTGCCGTATGCAAGGACGTGACTAGCGAACCTGTCCGGGTGACAGTTAGCGGTTCCGCCATTGACGCCGCCATAAAAGAAGGCGCCATCTATAACTTTGACTTCTCATCCCGTACCAATCAGGAAACTGACCATAGCATTGTCAGCGGTAATTATGAAATGAAAGTGGACGGTGCCAACTGGACTACCAACGGTTTTGGCACATTCTTGGGTGAGAACTGCCTTCGCGTAGCCGAGAATGTGGGCGTGTCATTAAACCATGCCCCGTTTGCCGGCTCGTCCATCGAATCCAACGGTGCCGCCATCCAGTTCGCTTTCGCTTCCAAGAACGTGACCGATGATGATGCCCTGCTCCTTAGCTGCTATGACGAAACGTCCGGTGCCGGCTTCTATGTCACCGGCCGGGTGGTCGGCATCTTCTGTAACAATGGCGTTTCCCGTCGTGAAGAACGCGCCTATCGACAGGGTGAAAAGATAACCGTAGCCGTGGTTGTTGAACCTGCAAGCAACTACGTTGAACGTGACGGCACACGGTATTCCATGATGAAACTCTTCCTCAACGGTGAGGAAGTCGCCTGCCTTGGTTATGTTCCGGGCGGCGGCTCCCTGATTCAGACCAAGTATATAACGATGGACGGCAAACAGGGTGATTTGTATCTTTATTACATGATGGCCTGGAACTCCTATATGGAATGGGCACAGGCGTTCAAGAACTACCTTGTCCGTCTGACCGATACAGAGGTAATGGTGAAGGAATACGCCTTTGAGGACATCCTTAAAAGCCAGACAGCCGAGGGTAGTACCCAAAGCCGCCCGTCGGCTGCCGAAATCTATTCACGCGGTATGCCTTACATTGTCGAATGCCCCTATGAAGGCTCCGATATAGAAGCACTGGACGGCACCACTTCCACCAGTACGAAGATATACATCACGCTCTATTACTTTGACCCCGAACGCCCGTGGCGTAACTTCAAGGCCGTGAGTGTCCAAACCCGCAACCAGGGAACCACCTCTGCCAAACGCCCGGTAAAGAATAAACGCTACTACCTCGCCAAGAGCAAAGGCAAAAACAAGGACACTCGAATCATACTACTTAATCCGGACGATACGACGGAGGAAGGACGCCGTGCAATAGCCTTGGCTGCCATCAACAAAGTACAGGTCGGTGATAATACAATCCCGGTCGATGTCATTACCGTAAAAGTCGATTACTCCGATTCCGGTAATGCGAACGACTGCGGCGCCTGTGAAATGATGAACGTTACATACCGTGCCTTAGGTGGTAACTATATGACACCTGTCCAACGTGCATTTGACGGAACATTTGACAGCGGTGACTTGCATATCGAAGACTTGCAGATGAACCACTCTACCGCCAATCACCCGGTAGCCACCTATCGGTGTAAGGATGACAGCCTGCAAAACGTCTATTTCCATGCCAAAGGCAACTGGAAAGAAGACAAAGGGGAACAGTTCGCCCTCGGCTTCAAAGATACCCCCGGCTATAACAAAGGTTGCCTGAATTATGGTGACTTCATAGAGTTCTTCGGTACTCCTGACGAAACTTTAGATGCAATTGAGATACGCTTCAAACAGACTGACGGACTCGATACGGACAGCGTGTACCTGCTTTCCCTGTATTGCGGTAGTTCGTACCGGATAATGAGGTATCAGGACAGCTCATGGAAAAAGCAGTCCGGTTCCATGAAGTATGAAAACGGCAAATGGAATGTCACCGGTGACGTCCTGAATCCGGTTGAAGGTTTCGAACTTCTTAACTACCAAGGTATGGACTGGTTTCAGGGCGTCGGTTCTGTTCAGGATATGATGGCCATGAAAACGGACAAGTCCTCATGGGTTCAAAAACTCGTGGATAACGGAACTATCTCTGCTGATACCTTCCCGGCATGGACTTACTACTTTGAATCGCTTGTCGATGATGACCAGCTCGCCATTGATTACGCTTTGGGTAAGAAAGTGCCCTATAACCTCTACCGATGGTTGCGCTTCTGTGATTCCTGCGATTACTCCAAAGGCGGGAACTGGCAAAGAACATGGAAGGAAAACCTGTATAAATACGCCTGCCCGGAAAGTGTCTTGAGTTATGACATCTTCACCGACTACCTTGCCGCCACTGACCAACGCGCCAAGAATATGCAGCCGATGTGGTTCTTGGAAGAGTATGCTTCCGTAACAGACGGTGTGTATAGCTCCGAGGATGCCATGCGCATGTACCTGAATAAAATCTATGACTGCGATACGCTCAATAGCAAGGACAACGACGGTGGTTGCACGGTTGATGCCGAGGTGGACCCCAACCGGACGAGCGATGAAACATTCACTAACCCTTATGCTGGCTACGGCTCCGTTCTGTTTAATAACATCTATCTCCAGCAAGTAGTGTGGACTGACTCATCCGGTACGGAACTCTCCCTGCGTACCGTTGCCGCCGCCATGCGTAACGTTCAGGCGACCATTGACGGCGTCACCCTGCACCCGTTCTCACCCGAAGGAGCTACGCATTTCTTCATTGACAAACGGCTCAAAAAATGGCAGAAACTGGTTAGTTCTTACGACGGTGAACGGAAATACATCTCCTATACCGCCACCTCTGATGCTATTTACTTCTATGCCCTGCAAGGTCTTGGACTTACCGCCCTTCCGTCTTTCATCGAAAGACGTTGGCGTATTCGTGACGGCTATTTCCAAACTGGTGATTTCTTCAGCGGTGTAATTTCCGGGCGCGTATCTTCCAAATCAAACGCCACCATCCGGATTGTCGCTGCTAAAAACGGTTACTTCGGTGTCGGCAATGACGCTAGCGGCAACCTTTCCGAAAGCTGCTTCCTTGAAGCGGGCGAAGAATATGTATTCACCAACTTCTCACATGAGGAAGGCGCCTTGCTGTATATCTATCAGGCTGACCGCATGAAGCTGCTCGACCTGTCTGAAATCTCCCTGTCAAGTACGGTGAGCTTCTCCGCCATGCAACTTGTGGAAACCCTTATCTTGGGCTCTGACACCCATACAGAACAATCCATCGGTTCTTACGCACCGCTTACCTCGCTGAACTGCGGCGAAATGCCCTTCCTCGTATCACTCGATATCCGGAACACACAAATCGCTACGCTCGTTACCGACAAATGCCCACGTATCGCCCATATCAATGCGTCCGGTAGCAAACTGGAGAACATCACTCTTGCAGAGACTTCTCCGATTAATGACATCTCTCTTCCACCAACAATGACAAGCCTCCGTTTTGTCGGTCTTCCTGAACTGACCTATACCGGTCTTTCCGCCCCGTCCGGCCTGCAAATAGAATCCATGCCGAACGTCCAACGCCTGCGTCTTGAAACGTCGCCTCAACTTGACGCCATTCAGATGCTCCGTGACGTCCTCGCTTCACAAGCGGCATCCCGTAAACTTTCCATGCTCCGTATCTCGAACATGACCCTGAAGGCTGACGGCTCCGAGCTTCTTGCCATTCTCGAATATGGAGTTGCCGGAATGGATGAGGACGGCAACAGACAGGATAAACCGGTAGTCAACGGCACGTATGAACTGACAGTTATCCGTGAAACGGATGAAATCGAATCCCTTGAATCCGGTATTGACGGCCTTGTCATCCTTACCGTCATAGATGCCTACATCGACCTGATCAACTGGTTCAATAATGAGTCTTATGGCGGAGAACCGTACTACGATAACGTAACGCTGGACAACATCAATGAAGTCCTTGAATATTATAACGGCGAAACCTACGAAGAATATCTCGAACGCTTCGCTGAAGACAATATGGATATTAATGATTTAATCAACAAGTAACTATGACGAATGAACAAAGCGCAACGCTGCTTCGCTTGAATAAACAGGCACAAGTGGCAGCACTGAACGCCGTGGGCTTCTCGGATGTCACCGAGAATTCCCGCGCATCTGAATTTGGACAACGTATCAAGTGGGCCGCCGGTCTGCTTGATCTGCATCTTGCCTGTAATCGTATTTCGGATAACTCCAAGGCATACTTTACTGCTGCCGAATGGAACTCCCTTACGCTCGCTAATAAGCAACTGTATATCAAACGCGGGCTTCGTATCCGTGCCCATGGACACTCCTTCGTAATCGCCGCCCAGGAGTGCTATAATGCCGATATGACTACTACCTTCTATTGGGGCGGTCAGGGTAAAGCCATAGACGGCCTGAACCAAAAAGGACTGGGTGCCATGTACGGCTGCTTCACGGGTGAGGAAGATACCGACCTGATTATCACTGGCCTGAAAGACCAAAACAATAGCGGTGTAATCGGTGCGCCGGCTGCCGAAGCCGCCCGTGCATACCGTGCCTACACTTTGGAAAGTGACGGTATCGAGGATGAATCCAACTGGTTCCTTCCTTCATCTGGCCAAATGCTTCTGATGTACCGCTACCGGGATAAAATCAATGAGATGATGCGTACCTTTTGGAGTAGTGACAGTATGCTGATGACTGATAAATACTACTGGTCATCAACAATTTGGGATACTAACTCCGCCTGGGCGTTCGAACTGAATACCGGGCGTATTACGAATCAAAACAAAAATTCAGCCCTTCTTCATGTGAGAGCTGTTGCTTCCGAATAGTATTAACTTAATATTATACAATAAAATGGATAAAAATATCGCCAACGCCATGCTTCTGCGCTTGAATAAACAAGACCAGATAGAAGCCTTAAAATCAATAGGTTTTACAACCGTGAATGAAAACACCCCCGCAAGCGACATCGCCAAATATATGCAATGGTCAGGTACGCTTCTTGACCTTTCTTTGGCTACGCTTCGGATTGAAGACGGTGAACAAGTCTTTTTCACGGCTTCCGAATGGAACTCCATGAGCGCGAATAATCGCTCCAAGTATATCCGTATCGGCATCCGACTTCGCGCCGAATGCCACCAGTTCATTATCGCCAAAAGCGACTGCGTTGACGCAGGCGGCAATAAAACGTTCAAATGGGGCGGCTACGGTACCGACCTACGCGGCCTGAAAAACTACGGCAATGGTAACCAAGGACTCTATGATACCTTCGACGGAAAGGAAAATACCGATGTAATCCTTGAAACCCTCGCAGGCGTCAAGGACACCCAGGGAACTGTCGGCGCCCCTGCCGCCGAAGCTGCCAGAGCCTATAAAGCCTGTACGCTTGAATCTGACGGAATTGAAGATACAACCGTGTGGAACCTGCCCGCACTGGGCGAACTTATGCTTATGGCCAAGTATAAAACCGAAATCAATGAGCTCATAACTTCTATGTTTGGTAATCAAAATATATTTACAAATGACTGGTATTGGTCTAGTACCGAATGGGACGCTTCCAGCAGTTGGGGCGTGATCTTCGACGGCGGCAGCGTCAGCACGCTCTACCGCCAGACCGCGGGCCGGGGTCGTCCCCT